ATGGAGAATCTTACAGTATCTAGAGCATTGGTCTCTGATGGTAGCGGTGATGTTTCTGCAGCAACAACCACTAGTACTGAAATAGGCTATGTAAATGGTGTCACTTCAGCTATTCAAACACAAATAAACACTAAAACATCAACTGGAAAAGCTATTGCAATGGCATTGATTTTCGGATAATAATAACACAGAGGAATAAAAAATTATGGCAAACCCAAATATAGTAAGTGTAACAACAATCTTAGGCGCAAATGCCGGTTGGAATCTAAGCAACACTTTAGATGCAACTTTAATGACAGTAGCATCAGATGTTATTGTAAAAGTAAATAGAATTTCTGTAGCTAATGTTGACGGTTCAAGTGCAGCTAATGTAAATTTATTTGTAGACGGAATGGGATCTGGTACAACAGGAGTTACAACTACTGGCGCAGATTCTGCAGTTTATTTAGCAAAAACAATTTCAGTTCCTGCTGATTCAACTTTAGTAGTATCAAATACACCTATCTATCTAATGGAAGGCGATGTACTAAAAGGCGGAGCTAGTGCTTCAGGCGACTTAGATTTATTTATTTCATTTGAAGTATTAAACGACGCATAGGGAGGTAGCTAAACTATGGCAAATAGTGCAGGCAATACTAACGGCGGAGTTATCGGACCAGATAATGATCCAATTGAAAGTCAAGTTCAAAGTGAAATTGTAACAGGGTTTACAAGTCCTGGTACTTTTACAGCAGCCCCCTATTCTTCTTCAATCATATGTTGTTCTATCGGCGGTGGCGGTGGTGGAAACAATCCTAACGGAAACGTTGGTGGTGCTGGTGGCGGTGGCGGAGTTCACGTAAATACAAGCACACCCGTTACAGGCGGAAGTTCACACTCAGTAACTATTGGCGGTGGAGGATCCGGTAACGGAGGAAATGGAAGTAATACAACTATAGGAAGTATCAACACCGGAACAGGTGGTGGTGCAGGAAGCAATACAGGAGAAGGCCCATTCCCAGGTGGATGTGGTGGCGGAGGATGTACAGGTAGTCCTAGTAGAGGACCCGGTGGGTCTGGAAATGCTGGTGGCTTTACTCCTCCCGAAGGTCAAAACGGAGGAAACGGTGCTTTCGGTGGTGACTGGTCTGGAGGTGGCGGAGGTTTCGGCGGTGTCGGTAGTTCTAGTAATGCTGGACCTGGCGGAGTTGGAGGACCTGTGGTACCTTTTCTTGGACCTCAACCTGGACCTATATATGGACCAACTAGCGGAGTTTATTCAGGTGGCGGCGGTGGCGCTGGTCACTCAGGCGGTTCTGGGTCAGGAGGACCTGGAGGCGGAGGACCTGGAGGATCAGGTGGCGGATCTGGAAATACTGGCGGCGGTGGCGGCGGTGGAACTGGTCAAGCACAACCACCAACTAAAACTAATGGATCAGGTGGCTCTGGAAGAGTTGTAATTAAAGAACCAGCAGTAGATGCTGTAACTGGTGCAACTGGTGTATGGCAGATGGAAGAAGTTTACGCTTTTGTAAAAGCAGGAGAATGGATCTAATGGCACACTTTAGTGAAATAAAAACAGATAACAATGAAGTAATTAGAACAGTTGTAATTAACAACGATGATATTTCTTCTTTTGGAGAAAATTCTGTAGAAGCTGAAAACTGGGTTCAAGCTAACATACCTAACGATCCCCTTCTTTTAATAGATTTTGGCAATAATTATCCTAGTACTTATTGGAAAAGAACATCTTATAATACAGTAGATGGTGAACATAAAAATGGGGGCACTCCTTTTAGAGGAAACTATGCTGGTCCTGGATTTACATATGATTCAAGTAATGATGAATTTTTACCGGCTCAACCTTATGCTAGTTATGTTTACAACTATACTACACATTTATGGGAAGCACCTACAGCACTTCCAAGTGAATACATTTACGAAACAAAAACAGTAATTCCACAATGGAATGAACCTACTTTAGAATGGTACGGCTTTACTAAAATTGCATCTGAATCAGAAACGTCAATTGAAGTAAAGTGGGATGGAGCTTCTTGGACATTGAGGACATAATAATTTTGGGTGGTGGGTCCGCTGGATGGATGACTGCTTCTACCCTTATCAAAATATTCCCTACAAAAAACATAACGGTAATTGAATCTCCGGATATTAATACTGTTGGAGTTGGAGAAAGCACTCTAGGTCAAATAAGAGAATGGACTTCATTTATGGGTATAAGTGATAAAGANTTACTATCTAATTCAAATGGTAGTTATAAATTAAGTATTAAATTTAATGATTTTTATAAAAAAGGTGAAAGCTTTCATTATCCTTTAGGAGATTATAATCTTGAAAACACTGCTACTGGATTTAATGATTGGTGGTTTAAAAAATTTATACATCCTGAAACACCTAATAGCGATTATGCAGATTGTTTCTATCCATCTATGTCTTTAGTTAAACAAAATAAGATATCTGAAAAAAATATAACAAGAGATTCTGCTTTTCATTTTGATGCTAGTATGTTTGCTAATTGGTTAAAGAAAGAAATGTGTTTAAAAAAAGGTGTTAAACATATTGTTGAAAACATTGATTCTATAGAAGAAGATGAAGAAGGTATTGTTTCATTAAACAAAAAACATAAAGCAAGTCTTTATATAGATTGCACTGGGTTTAAAAGTTTATTATTAAACAAAACTTTGAAAGAACCTTTTGAGTCTTACGAACATCTACTACCCAATAACTCAGCTTGGGCAACTAAACTTCCTTACACAGACAAAGAAAAACAATTAGTTTCTTATACAGATTGCACGGCTTACAATAACGGTTGGGTATGGAACATACCTTTATGGTCAAGAATAGGTACAGGTTACGTATACTCTGATAAATTTATATCTGATGACGATGCCTTAAAAGAATTTAAAAAATATTTAGGTAGAGATGATTTAGAATTTAAAAAAATTAAGATGAAGGTAGGGATTCACAAAAGACTATGGGTTAAGAATGTCGTTGCTATAGGTTTATCAGCTGGTTTTATTGAACCACTAGAAAGCAATGGTTTATTATCCGTACATCAATTCTTATTTTTCTTAATTAGGAATTTAAACAGAGGTAAAATCTCACAATGGGATAAGGATAGTTTTACTTTCCAGTGTAAAAAATTTTTCAAATCTTTTTCTGAATTTGTGGCATTACATTATGCTCTTTCTCATAGAGACGACACACCATACTGGAAGAATAATTTAAATAAGAATTGGTCAGAAAGTTTAATAAATTTAAAAACAGATTTTTTTAGTGACATGAGTAAACTTGCTTTATCAAGAGATGAAGAATATGGATTTAATACAAAAGGAGGTCTTCATTGTATTACTGCAGGAATGAACTATGGACCTACGGAGTTTAATACTATTAAATGGCTATCAAAGAATACAGACAATAAGTATTGGGAAGACAAATGGTTGTTTTCTACTCAAAATTTAAACGACAATAAAAATAAATGGGATGAGTTTTATAAAAATAGTCCTAGTTTAATTGAATATTTAAATAAAAAAATATATAACTAAAGTTATAATGCAATTAGAAAATAGTTTTTGGTATTTTAAAAAAGCAATAGGGGAAAAAACTTGTGATGATATTATTAAATATGGTAATTCACAGGAAGAACAACTTGCTTTAACAGGTGCAACTAAAAAAAAGAAACCTGAAGAATTAACTCAAAAAGAATTATTAAATTTAAAAGAAAAAAGAGACTCTAATGTCGCTTGGTTAAATGACACATGGATATACCAAGAAATTTTAGGTTTTGTACGATCTGCTAATGAAAATGCTGGTTGGAATTTTGAATGGGATTGGGCTGAAGCATGTCAATTTACAAAATATAAACTTAACCAATATTATGATTGGCATTGTGATAGTTGGGAGAAACCTTATGATGAATCAAATGGGTCTAACTTCACAGGAAAAATTAGAAAACTTTCTGTAACAGTTAATCTAACAGACGGAAACGATTATGAAGGTGGTGAACTAGAGTTTGATCTAACAACACCTGAAAACAAAAGAATCATCGCTGCCGACGATTGTAAAGCAAAAGGAACTGTAATAGTATTTCCGTCTCATATGTGGCATAGAGTAAAACCAGTTACTAAAGGAACAAGATACAGTTTAGTTGTATGGTGTGTGGGGAGACCTTTCCAATGAGTTTTAAAGATAATAAATATACCGTTTTAAAAAATGTTGTTTCACCAGAACTAGCTAACTTTGTTTACAGATATTTTTTAAATAAAAGAAAGGTAGTAAAATATTTACTTGACGATAAATATATATCACCTTACGCAAGTCATTTAGGTGTCTTTAACGATCCACATGTTCCAAACACATATTCTCATTATGCAGACCCTGCAATGGAAACTTTACTACAAGAAGTAAAACCTATTATGGAAAAACATACGGATTTAAAATTAAGTGAAACATATTCTTATGCTAGAATATATAAAAAAGGTGATGTACTTAAAAGACATAAAGATAGATTTAGTTGTGAGGTATCTACTACTTTAAATCTAGGAGGAGAAGAATGGCCTATATACCTAGACCCGACAGGTGGTGACGGTAATGTTGGGGTGGAGATTAATCTTAAACCAGGAGATATGTTAATTTATTCTGGTTGTGATTTAGAACATTGGAGAGAAAAATTTACTGGAGATAATTGTGCTCAAGTATTCTTGCATTATAATAGAACGGGCTCAACAACAGCTAAAGAAAATTTATATGACAGGAGACCATTTTTAGGGTTGCCTGCTTGGTATAAAAGACGCTAGGTTAAAACCTATTGAAATCACTTACAATCTGATATACTACCTAATAAACAGGTTTTTATATGTTACAAAAATTAGGCTTTGCTCCAGGATTTAA